CACCACCAACGGCGGCGCGGCTGTCACCTCTGCCAACATCCAGACCTACATGAATACCTTGTGGGGACAACTGGTTCGCGGCAATGACCGTCCCGACCTCGTGATCGTGGACTCGGTGTTGTGGGGCCTGTACATGAACAGCCTGCAAGCCATCCAGCGTTTCACTTCCAGCGACTCGGCCAACCTCGGCTTCGTGACCACGAAGTTCATGGACGCGGACGTGGTGCTCGACGGCGGTATCGGCGGCTTCTGCCCGGCCAATACCGGCTTCATGCTCAACACCAAGTATCTGTTCTACCGTCCGCATGCACAGCGTGACATGGTGGCCTTGTCTCCGGGCAAGCGTTACTCTGTCAACCAGGATGCCGAAGTCCAGATTCTGGCTTGGGCAGGCAACCTGACCGCTTCCGGCTTGCAGTTCCAAGGCCGCATGGGCGACTAAAGGTTTGGGGGCGGCCGCTGTTCTTCGAGTGCGGCCATCCCCTTTTCTCTTGAAAGGAGAAAATCATGGCAGTAGCAGGCGCAAACATCGCCAATGCAGCAGGTCGTCCGGCCAGTGGTGGAACAGCATGGACCAGTCGTGTCATTCAAGACCCGATTGGTGCTTATGTCGAAGCCCCGACCGAAACCCGGTTCGCAGCGGCAACCAACTACGTCGGCTTCCAGAATAAGCGGGCGTACAAGACCAACGTACTCGGTCAGGGTAGCATCGCTGCCACCACCACGCCCCCGCAGCCTGATTGGCAGGTGCCGACCAACGACAACGACGCGCTCGGCACAGCGGCCAATGGCGCACAGTGGGTTCGTGCGGCAGGCACCATTGCCGAGAACGCTACCTGTACCGTAACGGCTGGCGCGGCGACCTCGGGTGCCGGCACGTTCGAGTGCAATGTCGTCGGCGGCGTGGTCGCTGGTGACTTCTTCTGGGCCAACGTAGTGGCAGAGTCGTAAGATGCTGCCCGGTCGCCGCACGGCTGACGGCGCGTTGTTCGTCACCCAAGGCCCGCCTCCCGCCGGCACTCCGCTGGTGGGAGGCATTGCTGTCCGTGCGGACGGCACCATCTATGTGTCGCAGGCGTTCACGCCGCCGTTCTCCCCGCTCGACCTCTTCTCCTCCGGCGAGCAAGGCGCATGGTACGACCCAAGCGACTTCTCCACCATGTTCCAAGACAGCGCAGGCTCCACGCCGGTCACTGCGGTTGGTCAGACAGTAGGAAAAATCCTAGATAAGTCAGGGCGCAACAATCACGCCTCCCAAGCCACAGCGGCCTCGCGGCCTGTGCTTCAGATTGACGGCAACGGTAAATACTACCTTGGCTTCGACGGGGTGGATGACTCGCTGGCGACGTCTTCATTTTCAATGGCTGTGCCCAAGGCAAGCGTATTTGCCGGGGTAACAAACAATCAGTCTACGGGGTTTGCCCTGATTTACACGTTTGGGAGTAACCCATTTGGCGTCGACAACGGAGTATTTGGATTGTACGCCAACGTGGTCGGGGTTGGTGATTATGGTCCGGCTATACGCGGAACCACTCAATATTTAGCAAATACGTCCGCAGCGGCAATTCCAAGGACGAGCGTCTTGTCTGTTGCATACGATGCAACGTCAGCCACAACTACAGATGCCTTTTCGATTGATATAAACGGCGTTTCGGCGTCGCTTACCTACTATGGTGGTGGCGCACCACTCGGAACGGTTTTTGGCACATGGCCTCTGTATATTGGAATGCGCGGGACAGACGACAGCTTCTTCAACGGTCGTATCTACTCCCTGATAGTCCGTGGTGCACCCTCCACAACACAGGAAATCGACGACACGGAAACATGGGTCGCAGCTAAAACAGGAGTCGTACTTCCATGAGCAATTTTTCAGCTTCAATCCCCGTTGCCGACATGGACGCAGCCAACGCCTCGCTGGAACTGGACGGCTATGGTCCGAACAACTTCAGCGTGCCGGCCTATGGTGGTCCCTCCCCGACTGTCGGTCTGCTCCACGCATGGGGCGATCCGGCGTTCGAGGCAGCGGTGGCCGCTATTCCCAACGTGGAGATCGTGCAGGCTGGCGACCCAGTCGAGGCAACCGCTGAAGCAGCGGAAATCCTCGGCGCGACGTTCTGGACGAACGCCCTGCCGCTGACCGGCAACGTGGTCCCCGGCCTCTACGTCGATGGTGAAAACGTGCTGTGGTGGGTCATCCAGCCCTACAACACCGCAACGTACCCCGACCCCTATGTGATCCCGGCGCTGGTTCGTCAGGCCAAGGTGCCCGGCGAAGTGCTGCCGTGGGTCCAGCCGATTGATCAGTACGACGCCTACAAGCTGGAGAACGCCTTCACCGGCGAGCCCGACCAATGCACCCACAACGGGAGCACGTGGAAGGTGACGCAGGCGGACGGTGCCGGCAACAACATCTGGGAGCCGGGTGTGTTCGGCTGGACGGTGGTCTGATGCCCCACTACTACGTCAATGGTCTGATGGTCGATGAATTCGGCACGCTGCAGGTCGGGCATCCGCCGATCCACCATTTCGCCGGCGGTCTGCCGTTCGACAGTGAGGGTCGGCTCATCATCCAGTTGAACCAAGCGACTGTGCCGAGTGACCCCTACGTGGGCGGTGTGCGGGTCGGTCCGTTGGGCGGTGTCTACGCGCTGGACCTGACACCGCCGTTTGAGATTGATGCGTTTTCCGATGGATTTGATGAGGGGTTCCAATAATGCCACGCAAGAGTATCGTAGAACTGATCGCGCAGGCGCAGGCCAGCTTCCCGGACAACATTACGGGTGCAATCACCCCGGCGCTGCTCCGGGGCATGATCGAGGACTTCCTGCACGCTATCGCGCCAGCTTACGGTGTCTGCCAGAAGACCGCCCCACAGACGGTCAACCTTGGCCCAACACCCATCGCCATCGCCTACAACACGGCTACCTCCAGCGACATCAACCAACTGACAGCCAGTGCGCCCCTTGGCACGATTACTCGCAGTGAACGTGGCACCAGCACCATCAACTTCACGATGGACATCGAGTGCGCGACCAACCGCTTCGTGACGGCGACGCTGTTCAAGAACGGTGCAGCAACCCCGTGGCAAATCTCCATGACGGGCGCTGGTTCCAGCAAGCCGGTCGGCATATCGCTGACGGCGGTGAACTATGCCGACCCGGCTGCAGAGTATGAAGTCCGCCTGTCTTGCGACACCGCTGCAACCAGCACGGTCATCAGCAACGGTGCGTTCATTCTCGGCGTCGATCCGGTCAATTCTTACACGTAGTAACGGGATGGTATGGCCCGTTTTCCCTCTATACCACGACAAATAAGGATAAATGCCATGAACATGATGCAAACAGGTTTCGGAACTTATGACGAGGCACAGAGCCAAGCGAATCAATCCCGGTACGCAATGGACTCAAAGCTCTACGCCACTTTCTACATCCGCCCCGTGATGAACGCCTTCAAGTCCAGTCAGGAAGGTCGCCCCATCTACGAGGAGAAGGAATACATTCGCATCATCGTTCCGGGCGATTCCAAAACGACTGTCGATTGTCCCGTCACCGAAGAGTTCCGTGGCCGCTTCGAGAAGCAGTACGAGAAGTTCAAGAAGGGGCTGGAGCAGGCGGTCGAAGGCACCCCGCTGGAGATGTGGCCACAGATGACTGTTGGCCTCTGCGCCGAACTCAAGGCGATGAACGTCATCACCGTCGAACAGTTGGCTGCGCTGGACGACAGCAAGGCCCAGCGCATCATGGGTTCCTACGATCTGCGCCGCAAGGCCCAGACGTTCCTCGACGCCGCCAAGGGCGAAGCGGACAACAACAAGATCTCCGCCGAGCTTGAAAAGCGGGATGCCGAGATCGCCCTGTTGAAGAACCAGATGGCACAACTGTTGAACCAGACCAATGCCAAGGCAAAGGCCAAGGAGTAAGTCATGGAAGGTAACGCGCTCCAAATCGCAAGACAGGCAGCAATGGAACTCGGGCTTCCTGCTCCCACGGAGCTCGTTACCTCGTCCGAAGCGACCTCGATTCAACTCCTCGGGTTGATGCAGGCTGCAGGCAACGAACTGGTCATGGCGTTCGACTGGGAGTTCCTGACCCGGACGCACGTCATCACCTCGATCGCCGGCGTCGGGCAGTACCCGGCCCCGCCTGACTTCGCCCGGATGCTGAACCAGACGCTGTGGGATTACGGCAATCGCCGGCCAGCCTACGGCCCGGTGTCCCCGCAGGGCTGGCAGGTGCTGACCAACGCGCTGATTTCGGTCGGTCCGTTCGCCCGCTACCGCATCGCTCGCGGTCTGACCGAGTTTTTGCCGGTGCCGCAGGGTGATGGCCACATCTTCGACTTCCAGTACATCAGCGACGGTTGGGTGAAGTCCGCCCAACAGCCGGCTGGCTATCAGGCGTTCATCCTAAACGACCTCGACATCGTTACCTTCGACTTCTGGCTGATGGTCAAATTCCTGAAGCTGAAGATGTGGCAGGCGAAGGGGTTGGACACCAGCAACTACGTGGCTGACTTCACCCGCGTGTTCGATGCCTGCACAGGGCAGGATCACGGTGCTCCGGTATTGGGATTGGCAAATACGTTCAAGACTCCGTGGCTGACTACCTACAATGTGCCTGACGGAAATTGGAATACTGGCACACCTTGATGCAACATGGTAACATATGACCTCTTTCACAAGGAGGTCACATGAACCGCAGATTTTTTGAAAAGATTGATATTCGTGCAGGTGATGAATGTTGGGAATGGCAGGGCGCTAAACTCAAAGCAGGATATGGTCAAACGAGAGTAGGAACGAAAAACATGTTGGCTCACAGGGCAATGTATTTGCATACGGTAGGACCAATCCCCGATGGGATGGTGGTCATGCACACGTGCGATAATCCGCCCTGTTGCAACCCGAATCATCTTCGTCTTGGTACTCATCAAGACAACGTGAATGACCGTATTGCCAAGGGGCGCTCTAATTATGTTGGGATGTCGGGAGAATCCAATCCGAATGTCACGCTCTCCGCCGACATGGTTGAAGAACTTCGCTCACTCTACAAAGGCCCACAGAATCGTATGCGCCCGCGCACTGGTCCGACCACAAGAGAATTGGCAAGACAATTCAAAATAAGCCCGTCGCAGGTTGTGAGGATTGTCAATGGAGAGTCTTGGACATGAGCGCCCCATCGGCTTCCGCGCAGCGCAGCTACTCCAAGACGGTCACCGCACCGATTGGCGGGCTGAACGCGTTCAACCCCATCTCCAACATGCCGGAGAGTGACGCGCTGGTGCTCCGCAACTTCTTCCCCGAGCCGTTCGGCGTCCGGGTGCGGAAGGGCTACCGGGAACACGCCACCGGGCTGGACGGCGAGGTCTGCACCATCATGCGCTACAACGGCATCGATGGGCAGACCACCCTGTTCGCCGTGGACCAGTCGCAGGTGATGGACATCACCACAGCCGGCGACTACTCGGCAGGGACGGCGCTGTGCGCTTCCACGAACCCGTGGTGGCAGTTCACCAACTCCGCCAACCCGGCAGGCACGCACCTGATCGCGTTCAACGGCAGCGATGACGGCATCTGGTGGGATGGCACCGATCTGGTTCGCCTGACCGCCGGCGACGGCATTGTCGAGGGCACGTGGAAGAACATCGATCCGAAGCTGCTGGTCCAGCCGATTGCTCACCAGCACCGCATCTGGGCAGTCGAGAAGAACAGCACTCGCGCTTGGTATCTGCCGCCTGAGCAACTGTTCGGTGTGGCCGAGTTCTTCGACTTCGGCGGCAACTTCAACCGGGGCGGCTATCTGCAGGCTCTGGTCACCTACACTTACGATTCGGGCTACGGACCGAACGACTACCTTGCAGCCATCTCCTCCGCCGGCGAAGTGTCGCTTTACAAGGGCATCGACCCTTCCTCTGCCTCCAGCTGGGAACTGATTGGCGTCTTCTACGTGGGCGGCACCTTCACCCGGCGCTGCACGACCAAGTTCGGTGGCGACTTCGCCATGCTGACCCAGTACGGCATGGTCACGATGAACTCGGTCATGTCGCCGGCTGCTGACTCGGTGCTGAACAATGCCCTGTCGCAGAAGATCCAGTACCTGATCTCCGAGGTCATCACCGAAGGCAGCTATCGGGATGGGTGGGACATCCACACCTACACCACCGCCAACTTCATGATGATCAACGTGCCGGGGGTCATCCCGTCGCAGACCTTCCAGTTGATCTACAACACGCTGACGAAGGCATGGACCATCTTCGAGGGGATGCAAGCGAACTGTTGGGCGACTGCCGGCGACAGCCTGCTCTACGGCTCCACCGGCAAGGTCTTCCGCGCTTGGGAAGGCACGCTGGACAATGTGCCGCTGGATGGCGTCGGCGGCACCACCATCAACGCTGAAGCGCAACAGTCGTTCAGCTACTTCGGCGAGCCGGGGGCGAACAAGCACTACAAGATGTTCCGCCCGACCTTCCTGTTCTCCGGCAAGTTCAAGTACCGCGCCGGGGCGAACATGGACTTCGATTTTGCCACGCAGCCCCCACCGGCATCGTTCAACACGTCCAACTTCGGCGTGTGGGACACCTCCTTGTGGGATGGCGGCGACGTCTGGGCAGGTGGCTCGCAGAGTGACAAACAATGGGTGAGCATCGTCGGCATTGGCTACGCAGCTTCCGTCCGTCTTGGCATCGACACCAGCAGCGACACAGTTTGGGTGTCGACCGACTGGCTGATGGAGAAGGGCGGTGTGGTGTGATCCTCATCAACGACCGCAACC